ACCATCTTCAATTATTAGCTCAACATTATCGGAAGTTCTTTTTATTATTGCATCCCATCTATAATCACCAGCAGTTTGCGATGTGGTGCTGGATGTAGAAATAATATATTCATTATTACTTTCAGTAGCATCTATAGTGAAGTTAGATGCAGTAGAGCCATCTATTAAATAGAATTTATATTTTAATGAATAAGATGCTAATGGATAATCAGTAGATAGGTTTGGTTTTTTCCACGCCCAAAAATCACCTTTCTGCAAAACAGCAGGTACTTGAGATGGATAATTAGCTGAATCAAATTTGTTGCTCAAGCAAAAACCTCATAAATGTTTTAGATATATCTACATCTAACACTAATGTGCAATAGGCTATTGTCAATATCAAAAGGGCAAAAAATAAAAAAGGCTCAATTAAGAGCCTTTTGTGATTTTGATGGAATTTTAGAATTCTACATCTGTTGCAATAACAGATTCTACTTCTTTATTATTTTCTTTTATTGCTTTTAAAAACATTTTTTCAATTTCATTTCTTAATTCTGCATCTTCATTAGATTTGCTAATTAATTCATTAATTGTAATATTGTTATGACTTGCTAGATGTTGCATAAATACATTAAAAGTATTTCCAAATAGTTCTTGCATATTTTTTGCTTTGTTAGTTGTGCTTATTGTGTTTTTCATGTTTGACTCCTTTTTGTTTAACATAAGCATATTATACACATATAAATATATAAATGTATATAAAATTAGTAAAAAAAGTGCAATTATTTCCAAGAAGTAGCGAAATTTCCTCTATTTATGCCTTTTTGTGGTCTATTTTGTGTTTTTTCTCTTGGTTTTGATTCTTGGGTAAGTATTTTGTTCTCAATAGAATCATAGTTAGGATTCAAGATGTAAATAGCAGCAAAGTTATAGACCAATGTATCTAATGCTTCATTTCTTGGTCTAATTTGCTTCCAAGCAAGTGTTTTTCTTCCTCTAACAAACTTAGTGATTCTTTTCTCACTTGTAAGTTGCTTAAAGTACTCTTCATCTAAGTCTGAGCAAAAATGCAATGTAGTTGTATCAGGTTCAGTAGATAATCTAGCAAATATAGCTTCTTTAGCACTATCAGAACCAACACCATATAAAACAGCTTTATTCTTGCCAACAAATGTAGGTCTATTTGCTATTGGTTTACCTGCTGTTGACAAACCTTTGATTGCAAAGATTCTTCTAGCCTGTCTTGGCTTAGTAAATTGATAAACCATATTTGTATGATGTCCACCTGAGTCAATAGTGCAACATGATATAGGTATCAATCTCTCTGATTCAGTTTTAAATCTTTTCTTTAGGTAAGCATCCAAGTCTGACCAAACATTCATAGCATTTGGGTCTCCCCAAAATATCTTGTAATCACAAACCCATGCTTCATAGTTCTTACCCCATCCAACCAATTGCAGTTCTAGCCTATCCTTCTGAGTATCAACACCAGCAGTAAGAACTAAAACATCTTCAGGAATGGTTGTGTAGTCATAGTTTAATCTTCTGCTTAGCAATGTCTCATGGTCTACAGCATCACCTTGCTCTTCCCATGATTCTCCCAATGCAGTATTTATCCAAGTCTTTAACATTTCAGGATTCTTTTTAGCTTCAAGAAATGTTTTAGCCATATCTGCCCAAGTAGACCAAACTGAATAAAGCTCTGATATATGAAAACCTGCTGTATCTGATTTAGGTGCAGAAGCTATCCATTCACCATGTTTTAACATCCACTGTTTTTTTGACTCATCTATAACTGAACCACAATGTTCACAAGCATAAGTAGCAGTCTCGGGTTTATCTTCTTCCCAAACTACATTCTTCCATTTTAATATTTGTGTTTCTTCACATTCAGGACAAGGCACATGGTAATAGCGTTTGTCTGATTCTTCAAAAGCAGTTTCTATTCTTGATAATCCCTTAATGGTCGGAGTAGAACACATATATATTTTTCTATTCCAAAAAGTGGTTGTTCTTTTGGTTGCAAGTGATATTGGGTCTCCCTCAGAACCAGCAGATGCTTCATACCTGTCAACCTCATCGGCTAATACAATTCTGATTGGTCTTGATGCTAGTCCTGATGCAGAATTAGAACCAACTATGTTTAAGTTACCACCAGCGAACTTCTTAGATAAAACTGTATTACCACTATCTCTGCTTCTTGGGTCAGCTACAGAATTTCTAATTTTATCTGTATCTCTTATCATTGTAGAAAGTCTATCTTTGCTAAATGTTTGTGCCATTTGTAATGTTGGCTGTAGAATCAACATTGGAGCTGGGTCTTGGTCTATGTAGTAACCAATGACATTTAGCAGAATCTCAGTAGCACCAACTTGAGCAGATTTCATAAATACTATTCTTTGGATATCAGGGTCGTTAAAAGAATCCATTATCTCACGCTGATATGGAGCTCTATCAGTACGCCATATACCAGCTTCTGCTGATGCTTCAGGCGATAATCTTCTATAACTATCTGACCAGTCGCTAATCTTTAGATTTTTTGGTGGCAGCCAGCTTTGATTTACGCTGTTTATTACGCTTTCTATATTTTTTAGGTATTCCATCTTCTGCTAGTTCATTTAGTGCTTCATGCACTTCCTCTGTTGTTATTAATAATGCCTGTTGATAATCTTCTACTGTTATAACCTTATGTGCTATTCTTGATGGCAGTCCCAGTAATTTTGCTCTAACATTAGCACTATAACCAATCCAAGTATCTTCTACTAATTGTGCTGGTATTAAGTCACCCTCTAATTCATTAACCTCTAAAGTAGCCTTGTCTGCCTGTGCTTTAGTAAGTCTTAGCTTCTCATTGTGCAAATCAGTCGTGCTTATATCTTTACCAAATGCTCTTTCTCTTAGATATCTAATATATAAAGTTACATTGGTTATTTCCCAACCTTTATTCTTTTCAGGTTTCTTTAAAATATTATCATCTGCCAATCTTCTAACATGGCGTTCAGATAAATCTAAAAGTTTAGCTACAACTGCTATTGGATAATTAGGTATTTCAGCCATTGATTAGTTTTGCTTTTTTACCAGTAAAATCTTCCCAGCGTTTAACAATAACATCTACATATACTGGGTCTAATTCCATCATGTAGCATTTTCTAGCAGTGGCTTCACTTGCTATTAATGTAGAGCCACTACCACCAAATAAATCTAAAACTATATTACCTTCATTAGATGAGTTGTTAATTGCTCTTTTTGCTAACTCTGCTGGTTTTTGAGTTGGATGTTTATATTTTGAATCTTTTGCAATACTCCATAAATCAGATTCGTTTGTTATTTCTTTTTTTATATGACCATTGAACAAAATAAATTCATGTTGATGTCTATAACCTCTACCTAAACCAAATACATTTTTTGCCCAAACAATACATGACTTAGGTTTTAACTTTAATTGCAACACTCCATAAAATGCCCAGTTACAACATATATAATATGTCTCAACTTTTAATATTTCTAAAATAGATAAAAAAGAATCAATAAAATTGTTAAACTCATTTTCTTCTAAGTCATCATTTTTTATGACATCAAATTTTCCACTCCTACCATTAAAAGCAACATTATAAGGTGGGTCAGTAAAAACCATATCTGCTTTTTTACCATCCATTAATTTGTCTACATCATCAATGCTAATACTATCGCCACACATTAATCTATGATGTCCTAATTCATAAATATCACCTAGTTTGCTTTTGGGTTCTTTAGGTGGTTCAGGAACAGAATCTTCATCGGTCTCACCTTCTAATATAGATTCAGTTAAAACAGATAATGCATCTATTTGTTCAGGGGTAAAACCTGTCATGTTTAAATCATAGTTATCTTCTATTAAATCTTTTATTTCTAAATTTAATAAATCTTTATCCCATTCAGAATCTTCAGAGGATTTATTATCCATAATTCTATACGCCTTTTTCTGTGCGTTAGTTAATCCTTCTGCAATATGTACTGGTACTTTTTTTAAACCTAATTGTTTAGATGCAAGAAGCCTTGTATGTCCAGCTAGAACAATCATATCCTCATCAACTACTATAGGCTGCCTAAAACCAAACTCAGCTATGCTGTCTGCTACCTTATCTATTGAATTAGCGTTGTTTCTAGGGTTTTTATCGTATGCTTTTATATCGTTTATATCTGTATTTTTTATTTTCATATTTACTCTCCTTTTGGCTGTGACATGGAACTTTTAGAACTGTCGCTAGAAAAAAACTGTGTTTCTTC